AATGAGGTCAATGCAATTTGCAGGCAAACCAATTGAAATTTCTCCAAACAGAATTTACAACTGTGCTTATGCACCTGTAGATGATTGGAGAGTTTTTTCTGAGATTATGTTTTTGTTACTTGGAGGTACAGGGGTAGGTTATTCTGTTCAAAAGCACCATACTGACGTATTACCTGAGATTAGAAAACCAAGTAAAGAAAGAGGTAGAAGATGGCTGGTTGCCGATTCAATAGAAGGTTGGGCAGATGCTGTTAAAGTATTGGTTAAATCTTATTTCTTCGGTGGTTCACATATCATTTTTGATTTTAGTGACATCAGACCAAAAGGAGCACGTCTTGTGACTTCAGGTGGTAAAGCACCTGGACCTCAACCACTTAAGGAATGTTTGATTAAATTAGAAGGTATCTTAGATTCTAAAGAAGATGGCGATAAGTTAAGGCCTATAGAGGTACATGATATGGTATGTCACATTGCAGACGCGGTGTTGGCTGGCGGTATAAGAAGAGCAGCACTTATTTCATTATTTTCGGCAACTGATGAAGAAATGATTGGTTGTAAAAGCGGTTCTTGGTGGGAAACAAATCCACAAAGAGGTAGAGCTAACAACTCAGCTGTGCTAATGAGACACAAAATTACAAAGGACTATTTTATGGACCTTTGGAAAAGAATTGAGGCAAGCGGTGCTGGTGAACCTGGTATCTACTTATCAAACGATAAAGATTGGGGAACTAATCCTTGTTGTGAGATTGCACTTCGTCCTTTCCAATTCTGTAACCTAACTGAGGTAAACGTATCAAACGTAGTTTCACAGGAAGATTACGAAGACAGAGTTAAAGCGGCTTCGTTCATTGGAACACTTCAAGCGGGATACACTGACTTCCACTATCTCAGACCTATTTGGCAGAGAACAACAGAAAAAGATGCGTTGATTGGGATTTCAATGACGGGTATTGGTTCAGGTGCTGTTCTTGGACTTAATATGAAGTCAGCAGCTAAAGTTGTGAAAGAAGAAAATAAAAGAGTTGCTGAACTATTAGGTATCAATCCTGCGGCTAGAACAACAACAGTTAAACCGGCAGGAACAACGTCTTTGACTTTGGGAACTTCAAGTGGAATTCACGCTTGGCATAATGATTACTATATCAGAAGAGTAAGAGTTGGTAAAAATGAATCAATGTATTCTTACTTGGCAGTCAATCACCCTGAACTTATTGAAGATGAATATTTCAGACCACACGACACTGCAGTAATTGGTATTCCACAAAAAGCACCTGAAGGGTCAATCCTAAGAAACGAATCTCCAATTCAATTACTTGAACGAGTAAAGAAAGTTCAACAAGAGTGGATTAAACCAGGTCACAGAAGTGGTTCAAATGCTCACAATGTATCTGCAACAATTTCAATTCGTGAACACGAATGGCCTGCAGTTGGTGAGTGGATGTGGGAAAATAAGGAATATTATAATGGACTTTCAGTTCTTCCTTATGACGGAGGAACATATATTCAAGCACCTTTTGAAGATTGTACTAAAGAAAAGTACGAAGAGCTTATGAAGGCATTACATGATGTGGATTTGTCTAAGATTGTAGAATCTGATGACAACACTGATTTAAGTGGTGAAGTTGCTTGTGCAGGTGGTGCTTGTGAAGTAAAATTTGTATAATGGAAAAACCAACAAATAGTCAGGGGGAGAAGTCAAAACTTCTCCCTTCTGATTTTTACATGGAGAATGGACGAAAAGTTATGACCGAATCTTATCATTTGAGTAGGGGATACTGTTGCGGTTCAGGATGTAGACATTGTCCATTTGAACGGAAAGCAATTAAAGGGAATACAACTTTAATTAAAAAAACACCGTAGTATATTTATGTTTATGGCAGAAGGTGTTACTTATGGTTTGAAATTTCCTTTTGAGGATTCACTTAGAGGTGATTATCTTAGACTGACAGAATTTGAATCACAACAAATCAGGGCAGATTTGATTTTTCTACTTCTAACTAGAAAGGGTTCAAGATATTATTTACCTGAATTTGGAACAAGACTTTATGAGTTCATATTTGAACCTAATGACGGGTTGACCTTCCAAGCAATTGAGTCAGACATACGTGATTCAATAAATCAATTTATGCCAAATCTCCTTGTAAATCAAATAACTATTGAACCCGCAGACCAATCTGTTGAGGTTAATAGTATTAATGAACAACCCATTTCAAGTGACCCAAGACTTACGGACATTTATAGAGTACCTGGGAAAGGTACAGGAGAATATACGGCAAAAATAAAAATAGATTATTCAGTCAATGCACAAACCTTTGCACAGAGTGATTTTGTAATAATCAATATTTAAAAGAAATGGCAGATAGAAATATATCATACGCTACAAGAGACTTCGCGGCAATTAGAGTTGAGTTACAAAATTATGTAAGAACTTATTATCCCGAACTTATTCAAGATTTTAATGACGCCTCAGTATTTTCAGTATTTCTTGATTTAAACGCTGCTGTAGCTGACAATCTTAATTTTCATATTGATAGAAGTTTACAAGAGACAGTATTACAATATGCTCAACAAAAGTCTTCAATCTACAATATAGCTAGAACTTATGGTTTGAAAATACCTGGAATGAGACCATCTGTGGCTCTTGTTGATTTTTCAATCACCGTTCCAGCCTTCGGAGATAAAGAAGATGAAAGATATCTTGGAACCTTACTAAGAGGTTCACAAGTAATCGGTGCGGGTATAGTTTTTGAAAACGTGGAAGATATTGATTTCGCTTCCCCATATAATTCTCAAGGTTTCCCTAATAGATTGAAAATACCAAATTTCAATGCTAATGGAGTTTTAATCAATTACACAATAACAAAAAGAGAAGTTGTAGTAAACGGAATAACAAAAGTGTTCAAAAGAGTAATCACACCAAATGATGTTAGACCATTCTTTGAATTGTTTTTACCTGAAAAAAATGTTTTAGGTATCACAAGTGTGTTATTGAAAAATGGAACTCAGTTTACTAACTTACCGAGCACTGCAGAATTTTTAGGTTTACAAGATAGATGGTATGAAGTTGATGCATTAGCGGAAGATAGAATATTTGTAGAAGACCCAACAAAAGTTTCTGACCAACCCGGTATAAAAGTTGGTAGATACATTCAAACTCAAAATAGATTTATATCAGAGTTTACTTCAGAGGGTTTCAAGAAGTTAACGTTCGGTGGAGGTACAAATACAGCGCAAGATGCCTTAGACCAATTTACAACTTTAGGTGCAACATTGGATTTACAAAAGTATACCAACAATCTTTCTTTAGGTTCAGCACTTAGACCTAACTCTACTTTGTTTATTCAATATAGAGTTGGGGGTGGACTTAACACAAACATGGGAACAAATGTAATTAATCAAGTTGGGACTGTATCATTTTTTGTAAATGGCCCATCAGACAATACAAACACCGCAGTGGTTAATTCGTTGAGATGTAATAACGTTACAGCAGCAATTGGTGGTGCAAACATGCCAACGATTGACGAAGTAAGAAACTATGTTTCATTTAACTTCGCAGCACAAAAAAGAGCAGTCACAGTTTCAGACTATGAGTCAATAATCAGAACGATGCCAGCTCAGTTTGGAGCACCAGCAAAAGTGGCGATAACCGAAAACGACAATAAAATACTAGTTCAAATTCTTTCATACGATACATCAGGAAGATTGACTAACATTGTTTCAAATACCTTGAAACAAAATATTGCAAACTACTTGTCAAACTACAGAATGATGAATGACTATATTTCGATTTTCAGTGCTGAGGTTATTGATTTGAGTGTTGATGTTTCAATAGTTTTAGACTCGGCTCAAAACTCAGGTCAAGTTATTACCAACGTAATCGACAAAATATCTGCTTATTTTAATCCTCAAACAAGAGAACTTGGACAAAACGTATATCTTTCAGAACTAAGAAGTATAATTCAAAATACAAACGGAGTATTGACTGTTGCAAGTATCGATGTCTTCAATGAGGTAGGCGGACAATATTCATCCGCAGAGACTTCTATGGAAT